ACAAAAGGCCCAATGCGTGAACTTTGATACCAAGAAGTTCTACCAGTTTTGCAAACACTTAAGAATTGAGTCCAAAGAGCAGGGGATGATTACGCTAGGCGATACCCTGCTAGGCACCCAGACCTATGTGATTGATGAGGTGGCAAAAGGCCTACAAGATGGCATCCACTTCTTTATCGTTCTCAAAGGCAGGCAGCTAGGGATAACCACGATTAGTCTAGCGATGGATTTGTACTGGCACTTTCTTAACCCCGGTATGCAAGGCACCCTAACAACCGACACAGAAGAGAATCGGGAGCAGTTCAGAAGCACCCTTCAGATGTACATGGATGGCCTGCCCAAGGAATACAAGATTCCCTTGATGAGCCATAACCGCAATCAGATGGTTTTAAAGAACCGCAGTAGGATGTTCTACCAAGTAGCAGGTACACGTTCTAAGGGCACCCTAGGCCGTGGTAAGGGCATCACGTTCTTGCACGGTACAGAGACAAGTTCATGGGGCGATGAGGAGGGCCTAGCCTCCCTGCTAGCCTCCTTAGCGGAAACCAACCCCTTGCGGTATTACATGTTTGAGAGTACAGCCAGAGGGTTCAACATGTACCACGACATGTGGACAGTGGCGAAAAAGGCGAGAACCCAGAAGGCAATCTTCTGCGGCTGGTGGCGCAACCAACTCTATGCGGCTGATCCTGAAAGCGACATCTACCGCACTTACTGGGATGGCAAGCTCAGTGCCGAGGAAAAGGAATGGACTCGGGAAGTACGCAAGATTTACAACTATGAGATCAACAGCCGCCAAATGGCGTGGTGGCGCTGGAAGCTCTACGAAGGCCTTAAAGACGAATCCCTGATGTATCAGGAGTTCCCGCCCACTGAAGACTATGCCTTCATTATGACGGGCAGCAGCTTTTTCTCCACTGCCCGATGTACAGATGCTATGAAAGTAGCTAAACGCATTGAGGCAAACTATTTCCGCTTTAGCATGGGTGCCAACTTTCAAGACACCGAGCTGCTTAAAAGCAATGCCAGACTGTCCACCATGACCATCTGGGAAGAGCCAATGGCTCAGGGCTACTACGTCATTGGTGCTGACCCTGCCTATGGCAGCAGTGATTGGGCAGATCGCTTTTGCGTGCAGGTCTACCGTTGCTATGCAGACGGGTTGGATCAGGTGGCTGAGTTTTGCACCAGTGAACTCAATACGTTCCAGTTTGCGTGGGTCATCTGCTATCTAGCCGGTGCCTACCGCAACTCCACGCTTAACTTGGAAGTCAATGGCCCCGGGCAAGCCGTAATTAACGAGATGCGCAATCTCAAGCGGCAGGCCACTAGCATGGGTGGTCAAGAAGGCAAAAGCCTGCATGACGTGCTTGGCAACATGCAGCACTACCTCTGGCGCAGAAACGACAACTTTGGCAATGTATCGAACTCAATAGGATGGGTCACAACACACAACAGTAAAGAACGGATGCTTAACTACTTCAAAGACTACTTTGAGCGCAACATGTTGCAGGTCTACAGCACCGAGTTATTGGATGAGATGAAGGGAATCGTGCGAGATCAAGGAACCATTGCCGCCTATGGAAGGGGAAAAGATGATCGGGTTATTGCTTCAGCGTTGGCCTGTGCAGCCTATGCCGAACAAGTCCAGCCAAGACTTATTGCCATGCGACTTACCAGAGAACAAAAGGCCAACCAAGACGGTTCAGAAAGTGCCGAAGTTGCTCAAGTCCAAAAGCAAGTCGGCAACTACCTCAAAGCGTTGGGCTTCTAGCGATGCACACAGTCCTTCCGAAAGATGAAATCTACCGCCGGGTTGACGCTATGCGCAAAAACCGACGCAAGGGTTTTTCTATGAAAATGTTTGCCGAGTTTGCCTGCATGAACTATCGCCACTTTGAGGCGGTACTTAGAGACAAGAAAGACACCTTCACTGAAAGCAGCCAACGCAAGGTATCCAAAGCCCTGCTAGCCCTTGAGAAGGGCGAGGCTGGCCCAAGAATGGACATCCTTGGAAAGCGCTTTATTGGCTACCACCCTAAGCCTAAGCCCGTCTACCGGCGCTCTATGGGCATAGAGAAGACCAGAGATGGATTTAAAATAGCTATCGGTTTGCAAAACAAATACAGTTTTTCTAACAAAAGACTTGATGACTGAGAAAGAAAGGGGCTAGTATGAGCGTAGTGCATGACTATAAATGCCCGGCTCACGGGTATTTTGAATCACGAAAAGCAGTGTGTCCTCATGGATGCACCGATGTACAACAGGTCTTTTTGCAACCTGTGGGCACGATGTCGGATCGTACCAAGGGCAGCGACAAGACGGTTCGACAACTGGCAATGGACTTTAATATGAGCGATGTGAAGTCTGTCCGAGAAGGCGAAGCACAACCGCCACGGTTTGCTCAACAAAAGCCTGAGAACCCGTTTGCTCCCAAATGGGGCAGCCCGGGCGACTTATCAGGGTTTAATCTAAGACCCGTTGCCGATGAGAACGTAAGTGGAATTGGGGCCATTAAACAAGATACGAAGCTAACAGGGCCAAAGGTAGGCTCTTACATTGCTGACCATCAAAACTTGCAGATGAAGAAATGAGAATCCCAAGCGACCCACTTCAAAGAGAATTTTTCTACATCGACATCATGCAAAAGTGCATGGTGTCCCTTGAAAACCGCAAGATGGGCTACGACGGACTGCGCTCCTATTACCTTTTTGGCGCTGGCCCCGAAGAGTCGCCTGCTCAATACAACAAAATCTTTCCGCACATTGACCAACTTTCGGCGTTTATGTACGCAGCCGACAGCACTCGGTTCTCAATCAACATAGGCGCAAGCCAACCCACCCAGTTTCACAAGATGGTGCCCATCCTAACCAAGGCACTTTACGACTATTGGCTTAACAGCAACACCGATCAGGTCTTTGGGCAGGCTGTGAACTGGTCTTTTTGCTTTAGCACCACCTTTATCAAACCGATTTGGCGCAATGGCATCCATCCCTACATGGTAGAACCCTCTGTCATGGGCGTTTTGCGTGAGGATACGCCCTATACAGACCGCCAAGAAGCGATGGTGCAAGAGTATTACATGACCCGCAGCGAGCTTTTCTCACGCCTGTATAGCCACCCCAAGCGAGATGAATTGGTGCAGCGCATTACATTCTCTGAGCAACAGACAGAAACCAGTGCAGGCGGCATTGACCGGGTCATTACCTCGGCCACCAACCCCACTATCTACGGCAACATCAACCTAAGCCTTGAGGGTGTCAACCGTTATGTGGCGCAGATTGCCGAAGAAACCGTCAAGATGCGTGAGCTTTGGATATTCGATGATGAAATCAACGATTATGTCTGCGTAACCATTGCTGACCCGGACGTGGTGATCTATGATCGCCCGTCGAGGAAGATGTTTTTAGAAGGCGAAGTACCCTTTATTCAAGTCTGCCCTAACCCACAGTACGATTACTACTGGGGGCAGTCTGAGGTGCAGCGGCTTGTCTTCTTGCAAGACATGCGCAACAAGCGCACGACCCAAATCATGCAGCTTTTAGACAAACAAGTTGACCCACCGACAGCTTTAATGGGCTTTGGCGGCATCTTGGATGAGAAATCCTTTGCACTTAGGCGTGCCGGTGGCTTGATAGCCAACGATATGCCCAACGCTCGGGTGGAACAATTCATGCCCGACATCCCGAATGACATCTTTAGGGAGATCGGAGAGATTGATGCGATGTTCGCAGAGGCCTCTGGCATCGTTAATGTGCTGCAAGGCAGGGGTGAAAGTGGCGTAAGAAGCGCAGGGCACGCCTCTCAACTAGCCCGTTTAGGATCTTCAAGGGCTAAAAAACGTGCTTTGGTCATTGAATCCAGCCTAGAAAAGCTAGCAACGATCTATTTGAAGCTAATGATGATCTACGACGACACCCAATACGTCGATGAAGATGGCAATAAGTTCATTGCTGCACAGTTCACCAACGACTTTAACGTCAAAGTGGATGCGCATAGCAACAGCCCGATCTTCATGGAAGACCAACGTGACCTTGCATTTAACCTCTTCCAAGCCGGTGCAATCAGCAAAGAGCGCCTTATTGACATGCTTGACCCCCCAATGAAGCAACTTTTGCTTGAAGATTTGAAAAAACAGACGATAAACGTGGGCGAAACACCCCAATCGCCTGCTATTCCGCAACCTGAAGGGGCACAACCAGCCCTACCACCCCCGCAAGGAGCTTAAAATGGCGCAAAATGGCAACCAAGGCATGATTAAAGGCGGCGACCAGCCCCGAATGACTCAAAAACAACTCAATACTGGCAACAAAGACATGGGACGCATCAGTTATACCCGCCAAGCCCAACGTGGGCCTATGCCTAAAGGCGGTTATGGTCGTTCAATGAATAAACGCTAAGTGGGGAAATTCATCTGTACACCCTTTTTTTGGTTGACACGATAGTTTTTATGAACAAACAATCGACCCAACATAGTTAAAGGTAAACACATGGCCGTTTCAAACAAAGAAATGATGGATATGCTCAAGGCAGATCAAATGCCTGAGCAAACACCCCCGCCAAGTGAGCAGGGTGCGATGACTGCACCCATGTCTAGCCCGATGACAACCCCCGAACCGCAAGAAGGCAACATGGAGCAGGCCCGTCTTAACGTGATGATGGCTCTGGACATGCTGCAAAACGCCTTGCAAGAGTTTGGCATGGAATCCGAAGAGGGCATGGCGCTTCAAAAAGTGGTGGGCGACCTTACCAGTAAGTTCGGTGAGCGTGAATCCTCAACCCGAGAACTCATGCCTGCCGAAATTATGAATCTTATTCAAACCTTGCCGCAGGCGGGAGGCGCAACGCCCGAGGCAAGGGCCATTGCTCAAGCGCCAGTACCCGGTACTCAGCAACCACCCATGCCCATATAGGAGTTACACATGGAACTTTTTAAGCCTCGGGGCAACATGTCTCCCCGTCGTCCTACGGACAACACGCAACAAAACGGGCAGATTGTTAACACGCCTCGTTACGCAACTTTTGGCGGTCTTAAAGACGCAGCCAAGATCGGGTCTAAGAATAAGATGACTCTTAGCAAACCCGGTGATGGTAAAAAGGTAATCTAAGCACAGCAAAGGGGCTAACTTATGTCATTAGAAAATCTTTCACTTGAAGCACAAGCAGAGCTTGCAGCCTTAGCCAAGTCATTGGCCGAAGACCCAAAGACTCGTAAGCAGTTTTTGCAACTGACCAAGCAAGTGCGTCCTGATGTTCCAATCCCTGAGATTGAAATTGAAGAGCGCACTAACGCCGTGTTGGATAGCGCCAACAAACGGGTTGAGAGCTTGGAGGCTAAGTTGCGTGCAAAAGACGCTAAGGAAGAGCTTGAGCGTCGGCGCAACAATTTGAGATCAAAACAACTCGCCGAGTCTGATGAGGATATTGCAGACATCGAAAAGTTGATGATTGAAAAAGGCATTGCCAATCACGAAACTGCTGCCGAATACCATTCGTGGATGAAGCAAGCAGCGGCTCCAACACCCTCCCAGTTTCCTCAGCCGGTTATGAGTAGGTTCAATACTCAGGACTACATGAAGAATCCAGTGGGTGCTGCCCGTGATGCCGCACATGCTGCATTAGCAGAATTTAGGAAGAATCCTCGACCCATTGGGCTGTAGGTTTCTATTTGTTTGTTTTAGGGGCTTTTTAGTTTAGGAGATCGTTATGCCTATCGGCGGTGGAATTTTACCGGCCTCGGGTAGTAATCAGTTCACTGAGTTAACTTATGTTACTCGGCGTGCGTTTATCCCGAAAATGGTCGTGCAGATTTATAACTCTACGCCCCTTATGGCCGCATTGATCGCCAACAGCCAGACCGCTTCAGGCGGTGTGTCGTCGGTGACGGTGCCCGTCCAAGGGTCGCAGTTCGTCAACGCTCAGTGGTCAGATTATTCTGGCTCCTTTGCTCAACCTTCAGTGCAACAAGGCGCTTATAACGCTGAGTTCAACCTGAAGCTGCTGGTTTCTCCCGTACCGTTCCTCGGTATGGAAGGCGCTGTACAGCAAGACTACGCAATCATCCCCCTGATCGAAGCTCGTATGAATGATGCGACCAACGTGATGATGGATTCTATGGCGACTGCGCTGTACAACAACACCAGCGATACGCAACAATTTACAGGCCTGCCTTTGGCGGTTGATTCTTCTGGTACTTACGGAAACATCAATCGCTCCACCTATGATTGGTGGCAGTCCAAAGAGTATGCGGCTGGTTCTGTGAACCCAACCCGTCAAAATGTCCTTCAGTACATCTCTGGCACAGTTAAAAACTGCGCTGAAGTGCCTACTTTTGGCGTTTGCGGTTTCGGTACTTGGACGCTGCTTGCTCAAGATTACGTCGGTCAAGAGCAGTACATGATTACCCCGGGATCGGGTTTTGACGGTGACGCTAACGGCCCACAGGCAGCTTTCCGTGCCTTGATGGTTGCTGGTGTTCCCATCTATCCAGACCCCTATTGCCCCGAGGGTACTCTTTACCTGTTGAACACCAACTACCTGTCCATGTACATCCATGAGCAGGCTTCGTTTGCGTTCACTGGGTTTGAATCTACTCTGCCCAACTTCCAAATCGGCTATGTCGGTGCCGTGCTAATGATTGCTGAAATGGTTAGCACCAAGCCTAAGTCGATGACGAAGGTGACTGGCTACAACTCTCTCACGCTTTAAGGAGAAATAACCATGTCACTCGCTTTAAATAAAATTCTCATTGCTGATGCTAATGCCAACAGTACGGCGGCTTATTTTACGGCTGGTTCGCAAGGACTAACTGATGCCGCCAATGTGGTGCTTGCCGCAGGTGCTTACATTTTTTACCCGACTGTCAATGTGGCGGTTCAGGTCAACAATGCGTCGGCTGGATCGGGTTTTGCAACCGTTCTTGCCAACAACGCCGGTGGTTTCATCGTTTCTGATGGTACGAACGTGCGTCTTAGCAACCTTGGCAACCAGCTTGTAACCTCTACCTACGTTATTGTGGGTAGTGAGCAAGCGGCCCCCGGCACTTACAACACCTAAAGGAGGTCTAAATGGACGCTAATGCTGTAGGTACGCAACTGCCAAGTCGATTCGGACAGATTCTTCTTGGGCAGCTCATTAGTGCCAATATGAACTCCACGGACGATCAGCAGATTACGATGTTTTCTGCGCCGGCTAAGTTTATTGTTCGCCGTATTGTTGCAACCAATGCGTCAGTTGATTTGACAACGGCTGTCGGCGGTATCTACCCTGCTGCAAGCAAGGGTGGTACGGCGGTCGTTGCTAACTCGCAAGTCTACTCAGGCTTGACCGCTGCAACAAAATTTGTTGATCTAACAATTGCATCTGGCTACACCTCGGGTGGTGATATTTTGACTGTCAAAAATTTGTTTTTGTCTTTGACGACTCCCCAAGGTGGTACTGCAACAGCCGATATTTATGTCTATGGAGATATTATTACGCTATGAGCAAGAGCATCTTTGTAACCAATAAAGGAAATTTGCCCGTCACTGGCCGTTTTGAAAACAGGGAGTACGTTTTCCCTTGCGGCAAGGAGGTTGAAATTTCTTTAGAAATTGCAAAGCATATTTTTGGTTATGGCGTGGATAATAAAGAGCCTTACTTTGTTCGGCTCGGGTGGATGAAAATGAACACGGATTTGCCCATTGCACTGCAACGCATGTCTGAGTTTGTTTTTTCTTCTGAGCCAAATAAACCCGTCCACTTGTCAGCCCCGGTGGTGGAGCGAGTAGCCGCACCAATGCCCGAGTTCAAAGCCCGTGGTAAAGGTGCGGCCAAAGTCCATGCCCATTGAATATGAGCATGTATGCCTACGCTAAACGATTACATCGTCGAAACCCGGCGACTACTGCATGATGTTAGTGGGAACTTCTGGACAACCCAAGAGATAACCGACTACGTTAACGACGGTCGCATTCACGTTGTACAAGACTCTGGGTGCAAAAGAGTCATCCAGTCTTACACAATGGCAGTTGGTCAAGAAACCATTGCCTACTCTACGCTCCCGCAAGGCAACAGCACCATTGATGTGCTTAACATCAACCTTTACTGGGGTGACAGTCGCTTTCCCATGTACTACATGGCGTGGACAGACTTTAATGCCCAGTTACGTTTTTGGCAAAACTACAACGGCAGGCCGGTTGGCTTCTCAATCTATGGTGTCAAAACCATTTACATTGGCCCTAAGCCCGATCAGACCTATGAGCTAGAGCTTGATACTGTTGTGCTGCCAACAGCACTTGTCAATTTGAGTGATGAAGAGACTGATATTCCTACGCCATTTGATGAGGCAGTCGCCTACTTTGCAGCACATAAAGCAAAGTACCAAGAGCAAAGCTATGGCGAGTCAGAAATCTTTAAACAAGAGTACACCAAACAAGTCCTTGGAGCCTTAAACAGCACGTTCACACGTCGTCTGCCGTCTGCTTATCAGTCGGGGTACTAAATGGCAGCGTTAGAGCAAAAAAAGTCTTACTTTGTAGCCAAAGACTTCAAGGGCATTAATGTTACGAACAACCGTACCGCCATTGGTGAGGGTGAGTTTGCGTGGCTAGAAAACACGCAGCCCATTGGTTTCGGTAACGTCAAAATCGTCAATGCACCTGACACAATAGATACCGTTACGTTTGCCAATACGGTCACTTACATGGCCTCGGCAAACATTCAAAACACGGAGTTTTTGTTTGCCTTCCAAGAAGACGGTTCGGCGCAGTATGTCAACATTGAAAACAATACGCAAGGCAACCTCGCCGCAGCCAATACCTTTTCCAACTCCAACGTGCAGATTGTGCAGTGGAAAAATGAGCGAATCCTTATTATTGACCCGGCAAACGGGTACAAAACATGGGATGGCACCGATCTTGTCGATATTGGTTCGGTCGGTAGCGTCACAATTAACGACGGTGGGAGCAACTACACCAACGTCACAGTGACGTTTAGCGCACCAGATCAAACGGGTGGTGTGCAAGCAGTAGGAGAGGCCGTTACCTTAGCCAATACTATTTCAGAAATTATTGTTACAGAGCCGGGGACAGGTTACACATCGCCACCAAGCATTACGATTACTGATGCTGGTGGGTCAAATGCTAACGTAACCTGCACGTTATTCGATCAATCGGGCACTGGAATTGCTACGTTTTCAGGGCGAGTTTGGATCGCTGAAGAAAGAACGATCTATTACAGCGGCTTGCGTGGACAAGAATACAATGACTTTATAAGCGTAAGTTCAGGGTTTGAAACACTCAAAGATTCCACGCTTAGAACTAACATTGCAGCCATTATTGCCGCAAATAACTTTCTGTACATCTTTGGCGAGGACTCCATCAACGTTTTTTCTGACGTGCGTGTCAACTCCGTCACAGGTGACACCTTGTTTACCAATACCAATGTGTCAGCATCCATTGGCTCTGGCTTCAAATACGCCATTTTTCCTTACTTCCGAAGCATGTTGTTCCTTAATCGCTATGGTGTGTACGCCCTTGTCGGTGCTACAACCACAAAAATCAGCGATTCCATTGACGACGTGTTCACAGACATTGACTTTTCCTTGCCAATTACGTCAGGCCAAGTCCTCATCAACAACATTCTGTGCGCTGCTTGGACGTTTGTGTACAACGATGCAGGCACACCACGCACCATACAACTAGTCTTCTTTGACCGTAAGTGGTTTGTGACCAGTCAGGGCAGCACAATTACCCGTACAGCCTCGGCAACGCTTGCAGGCAACATCATTATGTACGGCACCACAGGCACCGATCTAATTAAGTTTTATTCCAACACCACGACAGGCATCAATTGGGAGTTGGAAACTGCGCTTTGGCCTATGGGCGACCCCATACGGGATAAGCAGGCGCTTAAGGTAGGCGTAGAAGCGACGCTTGGAGGTGCTTTTGCGTCCTTGCAGGCGTTTATTGACTCGGAAAACCAGCAGTCGGCAGCCATTGACTTTGCTAACACGATCTTCTGGGTCAATAACGTCGGCACAGTCATCCCGTGGATCAATACCAGTAGCCAACAAATTGGCTGGACAAGTCAGGGCGGCTCTGTAACAAGTGGTTACTTTTTATACCGATCTGATGCGAAAATGTATGGTAAGTATTTAGGCTTAACCGTTACTGGAAACACCACGCCGTTCACAATAAACGGCTTCCAACTTGAACATGAATTAAGAGCGAGGTTCTAACATGGCACTCCCCGTTACCGTCCCCAATACCTTTGCAGGCGCTACCGCCTCCATCCCGCTATCACAGCTTGACGCTAACTTTAACAGCCTATCAAACGCCATAAACGGCATTGCCAACGGCGTAGAGACGCTTGCTAACGTACAGGTGACGGCTGGCACCAAAAAACACGGTTCTGCCCCGGTGTTTTTGTATTCTGCAGCAGCAGAATCACTTTCCCAAAATCAAGCAAGCGAAGAATAAATAGAATGGGATTTGTTTAAAAACTAAAGCCCGGCAGTGTTCCTGTCCTTTATCTCAGTAAGGCGCTCAACCAGGGGAATTGTCATACTGTAAATCTCCATCTCCTCCCAGTTGTCAATTTTCCCTTCCCCCCCGGCAAGGTGCACATAGTTCTGCTTGATTATGTCCTGGAGGATGCTGATGTTGTTCCTGATCTTTTCCCAGTGCACCTGGAAGTCCTGGATGCTCTCAGAGTCCTGCATCCTCTCCAGGTCATTGAGGTTTGCGTTAATCTGCTCTACCCGTTTCTCAACGTAGCTGAGGAGGTCTTCTTCCTTGTCAAACGTCATGTCAACGTCATCAAGCAGCTTGAATTCCGGAGGCGTTCTTTCATCAACCATCTGCTCACCACGCTTTCGTATCTCAGGGCAATTATAAAAAGTGTGCGGCTCAAATTTGCCTTCTGAGAAATCTTCGATTAAGTAACTCTTCGAGTTACAGCTCACAGCGTGAAGCAAGTGTTGTGCCGGGCTTCACCCGCTTTGCTTCACACTGTGACTCTTGAGCAGAGCCCAAGATTTCTTCTCTCGAACTTCTCCGAAGTTCAAGATCGGCAAATACACCTCATTTCCCCACCCGGGAAAATGCGGCCGCCGGGAATTGAACCCGGGCCTCGAAATTGGCAATCTCGAATCATAACCACTAGACTACGGCCGCAAAAATGCGTAATCACACCTTTATATTGAAAATGTTTAAAAAATCAAGCCCATCTAAAAGCTTCTTTAAGTGGT